GAGACAGTATGCACACCGTAAAAGTTAATCCAATAACTTTCTTCTCAGGAGCGGGTATCGTTAACTTTGGTAACTTGACTAAGACATCGGCGAGTTCAGCACTGGACAGGATCAACGTTTCAAGATTAGCAGTGTATCTGAGATCACAATTAGACGCAATCGCCAAACCATTCATCTTTGAACCAAACGATGAGTTGACAAGGAACGAGATCAAACAAGCGATCGAGTCATTCTTGCTAGAGCTTGTTGGTCAGAGAGCGTTGTACGACTTCCTAGTTGTGTGTGATGACACCAACAACACACCCACAAGGATCGACAGGAATGAACTGTACGTGGACATAGCGATCGAACCAGTGAAATCGGTCGAGTTCATCTACATACCGTTGAGAATCAAAAACACAGGAGAAATCGCAAAGTTAGGGAACTAATTTTGAATAAATAGGAGAAACAGATGGCAATATCAACTTTATCAAAATTCACAGTACCACTAGCAAACGATCAGAGTTCAGCATCACAAGGTTTATTGATGCCAAAACTACAATATCGTTTCAGAGCGATACTTGAGGGTTTTGGAGTATCAACCCCGAGATCAGAACTTACGAAACAAGTTATCGACATCACAAGACCGAACCTGACTTTTGACAACGTGACACTAGACGTGTACAACTCAAAAGTTTATGTAGCGGGCAAACACACATGGGATCCGATCACAATCAACCTAAGAGACGATGTCAACAACTCAGTGACCAAACTGGTTGGTGAACAAATACAGAAACAGTTCGATTTCTTTGAACAATCAAGTGCGGCATCAGGCATCGACTACAAATTCACTGCAAGGATTGAAATGCTGGATGGTGGTAATGGCGCCAGCGCACCAAACGTGTTAGAAACGTTTGAGTTGTATGGTGCTTACGTTGAGAACGTGAACTACAACACACTAGCATACGCAACTTCAGATCCAGCAACAATAACTTTATCAGTGAGATACGACAACGCTATCCAGACTCCAACAGGCACAGGAATTGGTACGGCGGTATCTAGAACGATCGGTACTCTAAGTACTGGTGGTTAATCAAAATTAAGTTAGCAATTATAAACATCAAAAGCGCCTTTATATGGCGCTTTTTTTGTGACCATAAATACCCATATGCCAAGCATTAATAACTTCCTACAAGGATTCCAAGACGGTTTACCCGGAATGAAAGACTTCCGACACGCGTCGAGACTATACATCGACGACAACTACAAGTTGATGCCCAAACAGAAGTTCCTGTTCCACGTGGTGTTCAACACAGACGAGACCTTGTTCTTTAACGGATTCAACTCCAATGAGAGATATGAACTCAACATGTTGGTTAAAAGTGCTGATCTACCCAAATACGGAATGAACCTGGAGGAGAAGATTCAGTACAACAAGAAAATGTATGCGGCAACCAGGATACAATATGAACCAGTAAACATCACATTCCATGACGACCACGCTGACACTGTAAATGCTTTTTGGAAAAAATATTATGAGTATCACATAGCAGACTCAGTTGCTTTAAATTCGGATCTTGCTATTTCAAACACAAAAGACGATTACTACGATGGTATAGACAAGAAAAATATCACGAAGTTTGGATTAGACACACCGGCCGTGAGGAAAAAGCCTTACTTGAAAGGTATAGAAATATTTGTGCTACACAAACAACGATTCACTTCTATGACCTTGGTCAACCCTGTTATAGGTTCGTTTAGCCACGATAACTTAGACCAAGCAGATGGCGCCGGTGTCTTACAGAACACCATGCAGATATTTTACGAAACAGTGATATACAAATCAGGAATAATAAACAAAAATAATGTTCCTGGATTTGCCACAATACATTATGACAAAGAACCTTCCCCTTTAACTGTATTAGGCGGGGGCACAAACAGTATATTTGGTCCGGGCGGTGTTGTTGACGGCATAGGTTCAGTGATAAGGAATGTACAGTCGGGAAACATATTAGGAGCGATATTGGCGGCCTCCAACACTTATAATAATGCCAAAAAAATCAAAAAATCAGATGTCAAGGAAGAACTTAAAGGCATAGCCAAAGAAGGTATACTAGAAGTGGGCAAACAAGCAGGCACAATAACCAATCCTGTTGGTGCCTTCTCTGTTGGTGCCGCCGTGGCAGGAGCGGCCATTATTGCTAATGCCAAAGGCATTAATGATAAGAACACAAAACAAAACACACGTGTGATAAACAGTCCATCACTAGACACAGTTAACTTCCTTACAGCAGAAGAATCTTTTAATCTTATATCAAACGACGAAACTATAAAAGACGAAATCGCGGCCGGGATATACTACAAAGATATAGGATCTAGGAAAGACCTCACAGTGGCCGAATCCGATATAGAATATGCGGGTGCTGGTACCACCACCAAGACCGTTTACAGAAACAAGGCAATTACAGACATCAGAAAACTCATAACCGAGGGCTATATAAAAATTGATAGGACAACGCAAGATGTTTCTATAGCAACAGAGAAAGCGGCAATATAATGGCTGAATTTTATACAAACCTACCACCAAAACAAAAAGACGAGTTAGATAAAACTATCGAGAAACTGACCACGACAAACTACGAGACCGATTATCAATTCAGTGCAGGAGATTATGATAGCACTGTTGCATTCTTCGTCAAGCGTGGATTTTCGAGAACATCGGCAGAATCAACTGCTTACGTGATATTGGCACAATCTAAGATAGACAACGTCAGACCGCAAGAAATCTTAGACAAACTCACATACGCCGATCCGGCCTTGTTGTCAGAACTGATCACGATCATACTCAATGCTAACAGATACAAGTCAAGCAGGCTGGGTGTTAGGCAGACGCTCACAACCAAAGAGACAGTATCCAGAAACATCATAGACTAATGTTACCGAGATTCGCCAGGGGCAAGTTCTCGCCCAAGAACGGAGAGAAATATGTTGGTACCAAGACACCAACCTACAGGTCAAGTTGGGAACACGCGTTCATGAGATTGTGTGACGAGCATCCGAACGTGTACCAGTGGGCGTCAGAATCAATAAAGATTCCATACAGGCATCCGTTCACTGGCAAGTACACAGTGTACGTGCCCGACTTCTTCATAGTGTATCAAGACAAGGAAGGCAAGAAACATGCTGAGATGATTGAGGTCAAGCCCATGAGCCAGACCACCATGGAATCCGCAGGACGTAGCCAGGCCAAGAAAAAACAAGTGATCATAAACATGGCAAAATGGGAAGCCGCAAACGCATACGCAAAACAAAGACGTATCAAGTTCAGGGTGGTGTCAGAAGAACAGTTGTTCCATAACGGTAAACGTAAGTAAATAAAAATATGACGAAGAAACTGGAAGACATCCTCAATTTACCAAACGTCAAGGAGGCGTTCAAAGAGGTAGACAAGAAGGAAAAAGACAAAAAACTAAAAGAATCTGGACAAGACAATCCAAGCACCAAGAACCTGGACCCACAGACTGCCAAGAACCTACAGAAGAGCTACGCGGAGTTTGACAAGATAGCGGCCGCTCTGCCACAGGTCAAAGGACTGGGGGAACTGTCGGACCTGGAACTGGACAAACTGGCCATAGAAGCAGAAGAGAGCTACAAGAATCTAATGGATTTGGGCATGAACGTGGATTCACGTTATTCGGGACGTATATTCGAGGTTGCCAGCAACTTCCTGCGCAACGCCATAGACGCCAAGGGTAGCAAGATTGACAAGAAGCTCAAGATGGTGGAACTACAGCTCAAAAAGATGAAACTGGATCGAGATGGGCAAAAAGACGGTGGTCCCATAGAGGAAAGTGACGGATTCGTCATATCAGATCGTAACGAATTGATGAAGAAACTATTAAAAAAAGACTAAATATTGCATATGAGCACGTTTAAGGACTATCTAGCAGAATCAGTAAAGTCGTATGACTACAAAATCAAGGTAGCAGGCGCTATTGACAAGGATTTCGCCAACAAGATGGAAACAGCACTGGCCAAGTTTG